ATTTATGCGGAGGTGGATTTGAGGAATTTGGGGTTGATTGCATCGCTAATAAACATACAGACAACTGCTTATACAAGCGGTGCTGTTAGAATAGAAACAACTGCGTCAAATCAATTACGAATACAAATTAGAGATGCGTCGGGAAATTCAAGGCTTGATAATACAATATCATCACCGACATTATCGAGCGGAATTAATAAAATAGCGGTTGGATATAGCAGTGATGCAAGTGGGGTAATTACCGCATTAAACGGAACAATTATTAACACAACCACCGTAAGTGCATCGTTTGGCAGTCTTGGAGCAACAAAAGTTCACCTTGGCACACGAGAGCAAGCTGGTGCATACGACCTTTTCTTAAACAACCGCATCCGCGCCGCCGCAATTTACACCACAAGGCTTACCAATGACCAACTCGCCAACATCACCCGACTAACGTAATGGCTACCTTCCGAAAATATCGCTTCCCAACCCAAGCCGAGTTCGAGGCTTTCTTCACGCTATCGCAACCCGATGCCACCTGCGTGGAGTTGGGCGACATCGACAACACCTACTGCGTTGACCTGCTGTGGGATGACCAACCCGCACCCGATTGGGAGCAGTTTGAAACGTGGCCACCTCCCGTGGGCGTGCATACCTTCCTTGGATGGGACGAACAATACACCAAAGAATACAATGAAAGATTTTCTTAACTCCATCGGCATCAACATCGGCCTGACGATTGCAGGCTTCCTTGGGTCGCTTCTTCTATTGCCTAAACAACGGAATTGGAAGGTGCAACTGGTCAGCGTGTTCAGCGGCTCACTTTGCGCCACCTACCTTGCACCTGTGCTGATAGGCTTCCTCAACATAAACGCGCCAAACATCCAGTACGGCTTGGCATTCTTGGTCGGATTCAGTGGAGTGAAGATTGCCGAGGTGTTGGAGGCCAAAATATTAAAGACCCTTACTAATGATAGTAACGCGCAACGCGGCTAACATCCACACACTCGCCTACGCGGGTGACGAACTGAACTTACTGCTAATTTCAGACCTGCACTTTGACAACCCCAAATGCAACAGGCCGCTCCTAAAAAAAGACTTGGACGCGGCAAAGGCGAAGGGCGCAGGGGTCATCGTGAATGGCGACTTCTTCTGCTTGATGCAAGGCAAAGGCGACCCGCGAAAAAGCAAGGACGACATCAGGCCCGAACACAACAAAGGCAATTACTTACAGGCGGTGGTCGAGGATGCGGTGGAGTGGTTTAGTCCGTACAAGGACAACCTATTGCTGATTGGCTACGGCAACCACGAAACGATGATTATCAAGCATATGGAGTTCGACCCGCTTCAAATGTTCCAGTCGATATTCAATTACAAGAACCAAAGCAACCTGCAGTTGGGCGGATACGGTGGCACGTTGAAGGTGGTGGGGAAAATTCGTAGCGGCCTGCATCGCGCCTTCGTCATCCACTACTACCACGGTTCAGGCGGTGGCGGCCCAGTGACCAAGGGCGTCATCCAAGACCAACGCATTATGGCATTTGTTGAAGGCTACGACCTGACATGGCAAGGTCACGTTCACGAGCTTTACCACCACGTCAATATGGTGCAATATTTCAACCGCACCCAAGACATCATCCAGCAGAGGCGTGTACATCAGGTGCGCACATCTACGTACAAGGAAGAGTACAGTTCTGGTGAAGGTGGCTACCACATCGAGAAGGGAAGACCACCTAAACCACTTGGTGGCTATTGGCTGAATTTGCAACAAGAACGACTGCGCACAATGCAGGAGAACGGCAAGGAGCGCGACAGGGTGGAGTGGGTGGTTAAACTGCATACAACGTAATGAGAAATATTAAATACCTTGTGGTTCACTGCACAGCGACCCCACAAAGCGCAACGGTTGAAAGCATCCAACGCTACTGGCGTGAGCGCCTTGGCTGGTTGGCCAGTGGCTATCACAAAATAATTAAAGCAAATGGGGAAGTTGTCACGCTTTCAGCAGATAATGAGATTTGCAACGGGGTGGCTGGTTATAATTCTGCTTCACTTCACGTATCCTATATTGGGGGCATTGATTCGCGTGGCAATCCGCTTGACAATCGGACGCAGGGGCAAAAGGATGCGCTCAGCCAAGTCCTGCACGCGTGGCGTGCCAAGTACCCAAACGCCAAGATTCAAGGCCACCGCGACTTTGTCGGGGTTCGTAAAGCCTGTCCGTCCTTCGATGCCAAAAGCGAGTACGCTCATATTTAGCCTGCTATTGGCTGGATGCTGTCGTAAGGCAGTGGAAGTCCGCACCAACACGGTTGTGCAGAAGGACAGCGTTATGATTGAGGTGCCGAGGTTCACGGAGCTGTTTATCGACAACCCCTGCGATTCTATGGGCATCCTACGGAAGTTCAGATTAACGGACAGCACGAAAACAAGCGTTTTAAGCGCATCAAATTATCGGGGTGGTATTCGCATCCAACTGCGCAGAGATACGGTCATACAACGCTTCGTAGAGCGCGACACAGTAACTATTGAACGCGTGGTGAAAGTCGGGCCTGCAAAGCGCAAGAATCGGATGGCATTTGTGTGGTTCGGAATAGCACTCGGATTGGTGCTGTCCATCTTGACTTTCCGCTTGATGCGCCTGTAATCAAGGCTTCGCGAAGGGGTCATTTCTAAACTTTTTTTTGGAATGTGCGTTTAAACGCTGGAAACGCAGAAAAAAAAATAAAAAAAAGTATACAACCTATATATATATGTATGTATATTTGCATATACCAATTCGGTATAAATGGCGGCCCGCCAGTCAGGGTTAAAATTTTTTAGTTATGGTAGTTTTAAGTTTTAATTTTAAAGTAGGTGAGCAAGTAATTTGGCTTGCCCCTCAAACAAAATCTCAATATGCCATTTTTAATGGCGTTGAGGTAAAAGCAGATGGTAATGAGTATGCTTCTATTACTACATTACCTGCTATGTCGGGTGAGCCAGTAATGAATTTTAATGTTTTAGCAGACCAGTTAATCCCCGCGTGGGATTAATTGGTTTTAAGTTTTCAACCCCTTAAACCCCAAACCAAATGACCAACCCAATCTTCAACATTGTAGGCAATACATACACCGTGCAAGTCACCGATTCGCTCACGCTTGACATTACGATTGTAATGACACAAAGCGGCAACATCAGCTATACCTTCAAAACACCGAAAGGCTGGGGCGGCCGCCACTACTACTCCCTGTGCAACCAAATTGCTGACGAATTTCAAATTCAGCATCCTGCAATCGACAAAGCCATCAACCTTTACAATTCAACCCTCTAAACCCAAACCAAATGAACATCATCGAATCAACCCCCATCAACCTAGGTAATGACGATTGCGACATCGTGAATGCCTTTATCTACAAGCAGAATGGCACGCTTCACCTGCACATCGATTACCCAACTGCTGACCGCATTACCAATGAGTTCAGGCAGAGCGACATTGACGCGCTGTGGGAGTGCCAGTATCCTGAGTGGAATGACCTTATTTTTTCAACTATCTAAACCCAAACCAATGAAAACCCAAACCCAATTTTACCTCTTCACCGAGAAGGGCATCACCGACCGCTTCTTCTGCGGCAACATCTACGAGGCGCAAGCCGAAGACCCTATCCGTTACCACGGATGCCCAATGACCTTTCAGGAGTGCGCTGACAACGGGTTGTGCAAGCAGTTCGCAACCCGCAAGGAGGCGAACCAGTACAGCCGCGTACAGGAGCGTTTTTTGGAATTGAGCAACAACCACGCGGTAAAAGCGATGCGCGAAGAAGAATCCTACCTTTACTAAACCCAAACCAAATGCAACACGACATCATCGCTCACACACCCATCACCTTGGATAATGGCAAGGTACTGGATGCCTACATCCACAAGCAACCCAGCGGAATGTACGCGCTTCACGTCAACTACATCTTTGAAGCCAACAGCAATTCAACCCGAACAAAGCAGATTGCCGAAGCAGTGTGGCGCAAGCAACACCGCGACTGGTTCAGGTTCATCCGCTTCCAGCGTTCATCCACACCACTGCCAATGCCTAAACCAACCAACCAATGAAACACACCTTCACCCTTGACGCGTGGTTTGCTCACATCCGCAAGCAACTGCGCACGACACCAACGCCGACACGTGCGGAAATCAAACAGCCACTGCGCTTCGACTGGGCGCTTTATGGCAGAATTCTTCAAGCTAAACATTTAACCAACTAAACCCCAAAAACAATGATTCAAATCACACCATTTCCCAAGTTGCACCTTGCCGCTTCAAACGACAAGATTCTCGAAAACCTAAACTACATTCAGTTTAAGACACTGCCAGCAGGTAACCAAGGCAGGGAAGGTTTGTATATGGCCGCCACCGATGCGCACATATTAGCGTGGACACCTGTGGACTTCTATATCGAAACGACTGACCTACCCGCTGAATTTTACATCCACAATGTTCAGTTCAAAAA